TGACCTGATCACGCGCGAGTTGCAGAGCATGGGCATCACCGCCGAGAAGTTCGGCAAGCAGACCGAGCGGGCGATGAAGCGCGGCGAGCGCGCGTCTGGGCTGATGACTGGCGGCGTCAAGCGGCTGGCTCGCAGCATCGGCGCGCTGGCCACGGCGTACGTCGGCTTCCATCAGATCAGTCGCCTGACTCGTGACGCTATTCAGTTCGGTCGCGCGATGTCCGAGGTATCGACCATCGTCGATACCAGCGTCGTGGACATGGCGGAGTTGGAGGAGGGCGTACTTGGCATCGCCCGCGCGCATGGCATCGCCGAGACCGAAGTGGCCAAGGGCTTGTATCAGGCCATCTCCGCTGGCGCTGGTACCGGAGCGGCTGCCGTCGAGTTCCTCGATCGAGCCAACCAGTTGGCCGTTGCTGGCCTCTCGGATACTGGCGCCACGGTCAAGCTGTTGGCTTCAAGCATGAACGCCTACGGCGCTGCAACAGAGGAAGCAGTCGAGTTCAGCGATTCATTGTTCAAAACCGTCCAGCTCGGAATTACTACCATCCCGGAATTGGCGGGCAGCCTGGGCAGGGTGACCCCGATCGCCAGTGCGCTCAAGATCGAGTTTGACGAGATGAACGCGATCTTGGCCGAGCTGACCAAGGGCGGTCTCTCGACCGAGGAGGCGGCTACTGGCTTGCGTGCGGTGATGGTCTCACTGCTTGGTCCGTCCAAGCAGGCCAAGGAGGTGTTTGAAGCGCTCGAGGTGGACATCAGCGCGGAGCGCATCGCGGCCGAGGGTCTCGTCGGCGTGCTCGAGGAGTTGCAGCACAAGACGCGTGGCAACATTGACGTGATGTCCGCGCTGTTCGAGAACGTGCGGGCGGTGGTGCCCATCCTTCGACTAACCTCGGAGGAGGGAAGTACTCTAACCCAGACGATGGAGGAGTATAGGAAGAAGGCTGGCGCGACCGAAGAGGCCAACAAGAAGATGCTCGAGTCCTTGGGCGAGCCGACGAAGCGTGCATTCAAGGAAATCGGCATCATCATCAAGCAGGAGCTTGGGCCGTTCATCGAGATGACCGACGCGATGTCTCGATATGTGGACAAGCAGAGGGAGCTGGCTAAGTCCACGGATGAGCTCTACCCGGGCCAGCGGCAGGCGCATGAGTTCATCAATATCTTGCGCGAAGGTATCGAGACCGCACCAGGCGTCTACCTCACCGGCCCAGAAGAAATCATCAAGCCGTTGCAGGAGGCGTACCTAGAAGCACTGAGCTTGTTCCCTGACGCAACCGAAGCCGAACAAGCTGCGATCTTAAAGCAAGTCGCCGAGAACCTCGGGGATACGTTGGTCGTAGAAATCGAGGGGGGGCTGTTCCGTCTCAAAGAATTGCAGCCGCAGATCCGCGAAGCGTTCGACAGTCTCTATGGTCAGTTTGATGCCGAGGCCAATCGTCAGGAGGGCCTGCACAAGTTGCTGCAGATCGATGTGCAGCTAGAGCGCATCGGAGACGCTGAGGCAATCAGAGAACAGGCAGAAGCGTCTGACGAGCTGAACGAAAGGTACGGCGACCAAGAAGAGTGGTTGCGGCGCGTTAGCGACATCATGGCGCGGTACGGCGAGGAGACGGAGATTGCATCCGGATCGCTCGACAAGATGTCTGCGGCGTCGGACCGTGCGCGTGCGGCAGCGCAAAGGCTGGCACCGCGCGCTTGGCGCATTATTCATCCGCCGTCGCGATCTGAAAAGGCGTTCGCTGCTCAGATCGCGGAGATGGGCATCGGCATGGTTCGGTTCGCCGACGCGCTCGGCATGCTCGAGCCCAAGGCCGACAGCGCAGCCGACAGCATGTCCGAGTTCAGCGACTCGCTTCACGAGACTGTGCGCGGGCTCGATGCGGTGCAGATGCAGTTGGATCACATCGATCTGGTCGCAGACTCCACGATGGCGCTGGCTGACAACCTCGCGCGCTTCGGCGACTCGCTCATCTTCGACGACGCGAAGATGAACTTTCACGACTTCGCCCTGAGCTTTGCTCGCGACGTCACCATGATGATCCAGCGGATGATCGCGCTGCAAGCGGCCATGGCCATGATGGGGTGGCTGGGGTTCGGGGCGGCCCCCACCAACAACTACGCCCCAACGCTGTTCGGCGGTTTCCACATGGGTGGCAAGCCCCACCGAGGCGCTGCCAGCGGGACGCGCCTCGGCATGGGCGGCGGGTCACCGTACGGCGTGCATACAGGTGAGGGCGTGCGCATCGCCGAGCGCAACCGCCCCGAGTTGGTCGTGCCGCTGCTCAACGGCGACCAAGTGCCCATCCGCATGACCGGCGGCGATATGGGCGGTGGAGCTTCGCTCTCGGTCAACGTGTACATGGACAACGTCAGCATCGGCGGTGGCGCTGGAGTCGGTACCGATCGCGACATCGAGGCCGAGCTCGCGCGGCACGGCCGCGCTATCGGCAACGCCGTGGCGCAGCAGTTGACGGGATCCAATCGCGTGCTCTTGGAGTCGGTGCGTGCGGCGGTGAGGTGATGCGATGGTGCAGATCCTCCCCAGCGACGACGCCTTCGCAGACGGCACGCCGGTGTACGGCGACCTGCTGAAGTCGTATCTGCGCTGCAACATCGACGAGACCGGCCGTGTGGTGCTCGCGTCTCCCGAGCTGTGGTTCAACCCGGACATTCCAGACGGCCTACTGCACGACTACTATTCCCAGCGTGTCTCGGCCGGACCGATCCTGAACGTGACCGCTCCACCGTGGGCTGCCGGCTTTCATGGCACGGCGTCCAACGCCTACGAGCACGGTGGCTTCGTGGCACGCGTGCCGCAGACCACCGACGACGTCAAGGTATCGATGGGCTGGCGGGTGGAGGTGCACGACCACACGCTCGGGGACCTGGACGACGTCACCGACTGGTTTTACTGCATCGGCGTCATGGCGCGTGTGGCCGGCGGCACGATGACGGACGCCGGAACGGCGGACGAGCGGATCGTGGATGGCGACGGCTACACGTTCGCGGTCATGCGCGACTGGCGCGTCGGTAACGACGCGTGTCGGCTCGTGTTGCTTCGCACCAAGGCCGGCGTGACGACGCTGCTGGACGACGCCGGCTTCCCGGTGCCCTCGAGCGCTTCGTCGTTCGCCACCGAGGACATGAACCCGCAGACCCAGTTCATTTTCCGCATGGAGGTGACTGGCACGGGGGCGACGGTCAACATCAAGTGCTATCTGCGCAGGCAGTGGACAGGCTACCTGCCGCAGAGCGGGATCACCTCGGCCGAGCTGGAGGTGTTCGACTACGACGACACGCACGCGGATCGGCTCGTCGCGTCCGGTCGCTGCGGGTTCATCACCAGTCATCCCAGATCGGTCGTGGTCGCCAGCGTCACGGCCAAGCTCGTGCAGCTCATCGACTTCTTCCAGATCGAGCAGGACGGCTCCGTGGTGCTGCGCGACGAGTGGAACCGCCGGGCGCGCACGCACGCTGTCGAGGTGACGGACAGTCTGAGCAATACCGGCCGCTGCCTGATGTCCGCGATGGATGGAGACGACTACGGCGACACCTTCACCGACCTCGCCAAGCGCAGCCAGGATGCTACGTACACCAACCGGCTGGAGTTCGATGCCGACAACGGCGCCAGCCCCATCGGCTACAGCTCCGGCACGCGCCCTGGTGGCTTCTTCTTTGCCCAGCGCCCGGCGGACCAGGACAACCAGCGCCGATCCATGACGGTGGTCTTCGACGACACCGGTACGGCTCCGAGCGAGACGCGCTACGTGGGCATCGCTCTGCGCTGTGGCGGCGCGCTGAACCCGGGCGACAGTCCGTACGGCGGGTACATCCTGGACATGGAGCCGGAGACATCGCCCGGCGCTCTGGACGGAGCGCTGCGCATCAAGCTGTGCCGGCCGAACAGCGTGGAGACGGAGATCGCCCGCCTGACCGGCCAGGACTACGACGTCGCCACCGCGTACAAGCTGGAGTTCGAGGTCCAGACCTACGACAACGGCGGCGACCAGTGGAGCAACTCCGTCCTGCTCAAGGCGTGGATCGATGACGTGCAGATATCGTTCGATGCCACCTTCGTGATCAGCGGCGTCGACCACCTGTCAGACGGTACCGTGATGCACCACTCCGCGAACAAGGTGCTGCACGGTCTGGGCGAGGGCATCCGCGTCCACTTGCTCTCGGGCCAGCAGGTCATCTGGGTTGACGACTGGACGCAAGAGACGCTGTCGGCGCCGTACGAGCCGAACGAGTGGGACGAGCCCAGCGTGACATGGGAAGCCGAGGCCGTGGACCACAGCGGCGAGACCTTTCCGACACCCGTCGGTTGGGGCCTCGACGTTTCGCCGTCCAGGTTCGCGCAGGCCGACGAGCTCGGCGGTGGACACGTACTGCGCGTGGCCACGCAGAGCAAGGAGCGCCGGCACGTTCGGCTGAATGGCAAGGCGTTGACCGACGCCGAGCGTGATGCGCTGTTGAGCTTCGTCAGCGACCACGGGACCGAGATTCCGTTCTACTTCTACCTGGACACGTACTCGCACGAGGAGGGCGAGCGCATCAGCGTGGTGATGTTGTCCGACGACTTCCAAGCGCAGCTCACGACCGTCGGAGCCAGCAGTTACAGCGCGGAGTTTCTGGAGGTGTTCGAGTGACGGGCCTGACGCAGACTGCCGAGGAGTTCCGCAGCAAGCTGCGCAGCGAGTGGCCGTGGGTGCGGCTGTTCGCGATTCGCCGGCCGGATGGGTACTGGTATCGTCTGGCGCGATTCGATCAGACCATCGAGTTCGGCACGTCCACGACCGGCGCGGTGATCGAGTGGTCTCCGTACGACATCAACTTCCGCCCCATCGAGCGCGACATGCGCGGCGACCTGCCCGAGCTGACGCTGGTGATCTCAAACGCCAGCCGCCAGGTGCTCGACGATCTGAACGAGCACGACTTCGGTGGCCAGCCGGTGCGCATCATGGTCGTGCACCTGCAGGAGCTGGACAACCCCGACGCGAAGGTGGTGGACGAGGTCGGTCGCATCGCTCGAGTGTCCGCCAAGGAGGAGGGCGTCGCGGTCACGATCAGCGGCGTGAACATGTACGCCATCAAGTTCCCGAGCCGCCGGTACGACCGGCTGCACTGCGGGAACGTGTACGGCGACGACCTGTGCCGCATCGACATGTCGCTGTCCGGCATGCCGCAGACGTGCGGGCTGACCCGGGCGGACTGCGAGGCCCGGGGCGTCATCGAGCTAGCCGAGACCGGGGTGCAGAACCACCCCAAGTGGTTCGGGGCTTACCCGGGCATTACAAGGCCCTCCAGCCGCCGGGGGGCGGGATGGTAGTCACAGCCGCCCCCGGGGCTCTGCCCCTGCCCGCCTCTCCCCAGAAGGGCTCCGGACACTACCCGTGGGACCTTCCGGCACGAAGTGCCAGCACGCGGGCTCCTGTGGCCTCTGGGGCCCTGCCCGTCCAGGACGTCCTGAGACGCCCCTGGGCCGATCTGCCCTGCTGGGGAGCCGCCCTGTGGGTCCTGCAGAGGGTGGGCCTGCCGGTCGAGCCCGAGGATCTCGCCCGCCCCTGGCGCTGGGAGGCGGTCTGCCGGCCCTGGAGGCTGGGGGACGTGGCCTGCGGCGAGGCTCCCGAGGGGCTGCACGTGGCCGCGCTGTACGACGCGCGCGCGGAGCTCTGGCTGACCTCCACGCGGCGGCGGGGGGTCCACGGCGTCTCGACCGCCGCGCTGGGGCGCATGCTGACGGGGCTCGAGGTCTACCGCTGGAGGGGCGAGGGATGATCACGCGCAACGTGCTGGACCGGCCGTTCTCGGAGAAGCATCGCCGAACCACCGAGGTGATGCAGCACTATCCCGGCGCGTCCGTGGCGTCCTACCTTCCGGCGGACCTGGACACCTCGCGCTGGATGGTGATGCACAACATGAGGCGCTGCGAGAATCTCTCGGAGCGCGTGTACGACGGAGACGCCATCACGCTGTGTCCCCTGCCCGGTGACGGCGGGCTCACCTTCCTGGGGCTCAAGGGCGTCGAGGCGTTCCTCGCGCTGTTCGCGGTCAACACGGCGATCGGTATCGGGCTCTCTTATCTGCTGATGCCGGCACGCCCGAAGGTCGAGGGCGACGACGAGAGCCCGGTGTACAACCTGATCGGGGTGCGCAACAACCGGGGCGAGGGCCTGCCCATCCCATTCTACGTGGGCAGGATGCGTGCCGGTGGACAGGTCATCGTCGAGTTCACTGAGGTCATCGGGCTGCCGCCGACCACGCTGTACAAGTTCATTCTCGACTTCGGCTTCGGTCCTGCAGAATCGATCGGGCAGTACACCACGGACACGCCGGACGACACGCCGCTGTCATCCGACGATCCCGACAATCCGCTGCCCGACGGCATGTTGATCGAGGGCAACGCGGCCGAGAACTTCCGCAACGTGAAGCTGTGGCTGCGCATGGGCGATCCCGACCAGGATCCCATCCCCGGCTTCGAGAAGGTCGCGACAGAGCACAGCGTCGGGCAGTCGCTCCTGCAGGAGGAAACGACGGACTGGAACCCGACCGCGGCGGTGAGCGGCGTCGAGCCCTACAACCCCTCGCCAGCAGACGATCCCGTGTGGGACGAGTACGGCGTGGCCTACGACATGACCGGCGACGCCGACGAGGTCGCGTTCCTCCTGTACTGGCCGACGGGCCTGTACCGCCTGCACAGCAGCGGCGACATGTTGCCGGCAACGGTCAAGGTGATGCGCCGCATCATCGAGCTCGACGGTACGGGCACACCCATCACGACCGGCGGTCCCGATGGCGACGGATATCTGCGCTTCCCTCTCAGTGACGTGTTCGAATCGCAGATCACGCAGCCGTTCGCGCAAGAGGTGACGCAGATCCTCTACGATCCGCAGACATCGACGCCCGGAACGCCCGGCGATTCGCTCGAGTGCGACGGAACGGGCGGGTATGCGCAGGCCGACCACACTGTCCTGACCATTCCGAACAAGCCGGCCAACGGCGACGCGTTCGATGAGTTCACGATGGAGGGGTGGTATCGCACGGGCAGCGATCCGACTGCCGACGACGAGGCCATTCTCGCCGAGTTGTGGGACAACACCATAACTCGTCGCTACGGGATCAGCCTGCGGTTGGCATACCAGACGTACATCGGCTTCGAGCAGCACCTCGTGCCGGTCGTGCGTATAGGCAAGACCAGCGGAGTCGAGGACTTCTACGAGGGGCACGACGACCTGTTCGCGAAGCCCACGGTCTCGCTCGGCGCGTCTCCGAATACCTGGCTGCACTTCGCCGTCACGTACAAGCCCGGCTTCGGAACGCTCGGCCTGCAGCAGCGCATCCGGCTGTACGTCAACGGCAAGATCATTCTGGAGACGATCACCTCCAGCGTCGCCATGTGGCCGTACGACACGCACATCGACCTGAACGTGTGCAGCGGTTACTCGACCGGCGGTGCGATCGGAGGAGCCGTCACCACAGCGTCGGGGCGCTGGGACGAGCTGAAGTTCTACACGGAGGAGCTGAGCGTCGCGGACGTCGCGCTGGCCCACTTCGGTGGAAACGGCGTGTATGGATCGTCCAAGAGCACGCTGTTCGCCGGCTACCACTTCGACAGCGACCTCACCGACTTCTCGGGCAACGCCAACACGCTGACGGCCGCTGCGGGAGTCGGAGCTGCGCCGACGATCCTGGCCGATGGTGGAAAGGTGATGGTCGGCGGAACGCTGGTGCGCAAGCGCGGGCGCTTCCGAGTCGAGATCATGCGGATCAACCCCGACAGCACGCACGCCCGCACCCAGGACGACGTGGAACTGCCGGTGGTCAAGACCATTCTGGACGAGGCGTTCAGCTATCCGGGCAAGGTGCTGGTCGGCGGCGAGATCGAGGTGGACGACCAGATGCGCGGCACTTCGCCGTCCATCAGCCTCATCGGCAAGTTCCGCAAGCACCTCGTGTGGGACGGCATCAACGCGTCGAATCCGACCTATCGACGCGAGTGGAGCCCGTTCCCGCCCGACCAGGCTATCGACGCGCTGCTCGATACGCGGCAGGGCGCCGGCTCCGAGATCCGGCCGGAAGACATCGACGTCGAGTCGTTCCAACTCGTACGCGATCGCTGCGCGGAGGTGGTGTACGACAAGCGCGGCCAGCGCGAGCTGTCCAGCGACGGCGACTGGACGGACGCCACGTACAGCGATACGACCGCCGATCCGGTCACGGGCATCGTGCGGGGTTCCATCGCCATCGAGTTCGCTGATTACACCGTGCCCGATCACTGGGTGGTGGGCGGATATCTGCGGTTCACGGGATGGCCGTCACCGGCGTCCGACGATCCCGACGTCAACAGCGGCGACGACGGGCCCGGCTACGAGATCTACTCGATCGAGGACGGTGACTCGGGCAAGATCGTGCGTGTGTACTGGGACCGTCTCGACGAGGGCGACGCGTGGACGGCCGGTTCGCTGAATACGCAGCTCGCGCCCGATACCGTCGCGGACTACGACTGCTACATCGAGGGCGGCGAGCACCGCTTCGAGGGGCACGGCGCGTTCGACACGTCGGTCGGCTTCTGGGACGCGCTCATCAAGCTCCTGGTGGTGTGTCGCGCCATGCCGGTCAAGGAGGGCCGCAAGATCCGCCTGCGCGACGACCGGGCGCGCTCACCTGTGGACGTGGTCGGGCAGGCATCCGTTCTGCCCGGATCCTTCGAGGTGGACTTCGAGTGGGGGCGCACGCGACCCAACCACTACGATGCGCAGTTCATCGACGCGGATCGAGCGTACGAGCCGGCGCAGGCGTCGCTGACGTCTCCCGACGTCCAGGTTGCGGCCAGCTTCAACGGCCTGCGGCGCGAGTCGTTGTACCTGGAATTCTGCACCAGTCGCCGGCAGGCGCTCGCGCAGCTCGCGTACATGATCAACCACGGCCGGTACATCGACCGGCAGGGGCGGTTCTCCCTCTCTCTCGAGGGCCTCGGTATCGAGCCCTCGCACGTCGTGCGACTGTCCAGCGACCTCACCGGCTGGGGCGTCTCGGGCATGATGCTGTCGGGATGCACCACCACAGCGATCAAGGTGGACCGCGCCATCACGCTGACCGGCGGCACGGTCTACTATGTATCGCTCCGCGATGGGCGCACCGGAACGTACGAGCGCGCGCAAGTGACCGTCCCCACGGCTGGTGCGACCTACGCGCCAGGCGACACGATCGATCTGGACGAGACGCTCAGTTTCGTTCCGCAGGAGGACGATCGCTTCATCCTGTACAGCGACGGCCAAGAGATCGACGCCAAGCTCGAGCGTGTGGTCATGGACGATGGGCTGCGCCATCAGGTGGAATGGACGAGGTACCACGCCAGCGTGCACGAGGACGACTGGTTCGAGGACATCGACGCCAGCGAGTTCACGTCCGTGCCCGAGACCTCGGCCGCCACCATGCCCGGCCCGGTGCTCAACGCGAGATTGATGGAGGCTATCCAGGACGACTCCGGTAGCCGCATCACCAAGCTGGTCGTGAGCTGGACACACGACGAGGACACGATCCGCGCCGTGGCCCGGACCGTCATCCATGGCGCGAGGGACGATGGAGCCGCGGTGCCGATCGGCGAGGTGATCGGCCGCGGAGCCATCGCCAAGATCACCGTGCCCGGACTGGCCATCGGAGACCGTTACACGGTCTGGGTTCAACCGGTCTCGCACACGGGCGTGCGTGCCGCGGTAGACCGCTGTATCAGCGCGTCCATCGAGATCATGGGATACGCGCCGCCGCCGGACGCGCCGACTGGCCTTTCCTACGAAGTCTCGGGCGACATGCTCACGTACACGTGGACGCCTGTGGACCGTCCGGATCTGGCCTACAGCGTGCGCATCGGCGGATGGATCCTCGGTCACGAAGTCGGGCGCGTGGAGGGGAACGTCTCCAGCCTCGGGCCCACCTCGTTCTGGACCAGCGGCGGGGATGATGATCCGACCGTGTACTTGCGTGCGATGACGCGATCGGGCCGCGCGTCTGGACACGCCGAGGTCGAGCTCGACGTCGACTTCGACCACGCCCAGAAGCGCGAGCTCGAAGATCAGGCGTGGGAGGACTTCGGCAACGGATTCGTCTTCGACACGCCCACCATTCCGAATGGCGAGTTCGACGGGCTCGAGCGCGTGGACGGCGAGTGGGAGTCGCCCTACGCGCAGTTCGACTCGAGCACCGGCGCGACCAATCTGACGGGGACCTACACGACAGCGCCGAACGGGAATATCAACCTCAAGCCGCGGCGCTACTACATCGAGGTCTTCGTCGATGCCGAGCAGGTACATCCGGCCACCTGGGAGGATATGGCCGTCGCGTGGGGCGATGCTCGGGTAGCGGACTGGACGTGGGAGGGGCCCGCGGATGAGCGCGAGGGGACGCTTCGCTGCTCCATGTGCATAGAAGTCCGGTACAAGCGGGACGACGCTTGGGGAGACTGGGAAGAGTACCGGCCCGGAATAGTATGGTGCCAGCACGCGCAGGCTCGGGTAACCTTCACTCGCCCGAACACTGACTTTGACATCCGGATGCACCGCATGCACACTCGGATAACGAACACTCCTCCCACGGACAATCAGCGCACAGACGCCCAGCTTTGGGGCGAGGTGGAGCTGGGGTCATGAGAAAGATACTCGCAACCGTACTGGAGGCCCTGTACTGCTGCATCCTCATCGGCCTTTCGATCGCATCGTTTGCCTGCCCTCCCGATACGGTCGAGCCTGATCGGATGCCGGACACTTGGGAAGAGAGGCTAGGTGACTGATGGCCGAAGGCGAGATCACGCACAACAAGCTATCGGGTTCGACCGACGGCGAGTGGG